GAATAGTGTCTTTGGTATGCCTAATCTGTTCTTTGAGATTTTCTGCCTTCTCTGACAAGATAGTAATACCCAACAGCTGCTCAATGATGGCACGTTGATCGTTCTGACGCATGCTGAGGAACGGTTCAGAATAGGTGTTGAGAGCAACAATATGCTTGAACATGTCGTGACTCATGCCCAGCAGATCATTAACATAGTCCTGAGTTTTTCTGCTGTCGCCCTGTGACTCGTCTGTCATCTCCTGTTCTTGTTCGTCCACATAAAATTTGAACACGTTGGGAGAACGTCCTCTTTCAATCCTATAGTCCACTCCGTCTTTCTCAAAATGCAGTGTGACCAACATTGCTTTGGAATTGGTTTTGTTGATAAGATTGTTGCGTTTGATGTTGGTAAGTGCTGTTCCGTATAGCGCATAACTCAGCGCATTGATAATAGTAGTCTTACCTGTGCCGTTGCGCGATCCTGAATCGTCACCTCCTTGGTCTAAATTTTCACCCAGCACTAGTGTAAGACGTTCTTTGTTGAAATCCACTGCCTGAGTCTGATTGCCCACGCTCATGAAATTCTTAACTGTTAAATCCTTAATGCGTATCATAGTTCGTTGTAGATATCCAGTAGCAGTTTCTTGTTAAATGTATCGCTTTCGATAGCTGATATTTCTTTGTTTACAATTTCGTCAACACTTTCAAAACTTGAAATGTCAACTTCTGTTGAAATCTCTTCTACTTGCTTTTGCGGAATAAGAGTAATCTCTCTGCATCCGTGTTGCGAAATATAAGTTTCCTTGATAAACTGTGCTTCTTCATACGATATCGGCAAATCAAGTGTGACTCTCAAATACATTTTTGTTTTGATAATGTCATCAGTGTTGTCCAGCAACTCGCTCAATTTGATTGTGCGATACTTGGGACAGTCTGACCAGTTGATGTATTCAGGCTCACCGTCGTTTGCACGATCAATGATCATCATTCCGCGTTCGTCGTCCCAGGCATCTGCATAGTTGTGTGGAAATGCATTGCCAATGTAATGAACATTGCCTTTAACCTGCCGCTTGTGGAAGTGTCCACTGAACACATACTTCTGATTAACAAAATGTTCTGCTTTCAAATCGCCGTGATCGGGCATCTGCACCATTGCGTTCATGTAAAAATGAGGCAGTTCAAAATGACCAAACATGTATTTGGCAGCGGACTTTTGTATCTTTTTCCATTCGTCGCCCACTAACCAAGGAACCAAGCATACATCATCTTGCTCCATAATTTTGTTAACCACAGTTACACCTGGAATATGTCTACCGAACTCCACTGAGTGAACGTCGCGCTTGTCCTTGTAATACAGATCGTGATTGCCAGGAAAGAAATAAAAGTTTTCAAACGCTGCACCTAGTTTTTCTAAACTGCGAATAGTTGCGTCCATTGTGGTAATGTTTAGGCTGTTGCGATTATGATGCCAGTCACCGCAGAAGATACCTGTTTCACATCCGTTTGCTCGAGCTTGTTCGATAAACCAATCCACAAATTCTTCACAATCTTGATTGTGTATTTTACTATTGCCTTTCAGACCGAAATGAATGTCTGTGAAGACTGCTGCTTTTTTAAACAAAATTTATACCTCTGTTGTGAGTATACAATAATTGTGCCACCGTGTCAAATTCTTTTTTCCGCTAGCGGCTGGTTAATCATCGCTTTCCGCTTCGCGCTTGAGTGCTGCTTCCCATTCACCTGCATGTTGTCGAGTATAACTTGGATTCATATCGTTCATTTCAAGAATATCGTCTCGAATGTTCTGATTGCGCTTTTCTATATTGATGATCCTGACAAACGAGTTAGTAACTGCCGCAGTATAGTATGCAAACGGATTTTGACTTTTAGATTCGTCGAACTGCAAACCGATCTGAGCTAACTGCAGGATTGCCTGTCCACGCATTTCGTCGTTGTAGGTATAGCCTCGAACGTTACCTCTTGTAGCATAACGATCACACAATTTCATCCACATCAGTGCCAATTTATTTGTAGCTTGTCCGTGATCTTTTGAAAATTCACCTGTTTCTAAATGTCCTGTCCAGTGGCTTTTGCCCACACAAATTAAATTGTCATTGTCGTCAAATTTCCAATGTTGGAATGGAGGAAAATTCAATTTGATTTTTCGATCCGCAACTGTTTTGGGATTCTTCTTTCGACCAGGCTCGTCTGGAATATGTTCAAATGTCATGATCCGAAAAATCAATTCGTCCTTCTTGATTTTTTTATAGTCGACTTCACAGTCAGCCTGTTTTATCTTTTCACCAGCCAATTTACGAGCTTCAAAATCTTGTTGCTGTAAACGTTTTGCTTTGTTGCGTTTTGCCTCTGCAATAGTTCTAATATTGATTTTTTCTAAATCTACTAGAATAATATCATATTGATGATATTCAGCTTCTTCGTAACTGCAAAACGTATTCTTTGATTTGTGAATTTCTGCTAGTATGTCTTTGTTATTAAGATAATTTTGTTTTCGCATTATAGCTCCATTATTAGTTCATATTATAAACTACACAGTTAATGATGTCAACTAAATAGTTTAAGAGGAGAAAACTATGGCAACGCCCGATCCGCAACAATCAGTAGAAAGTCTTGTAGGTTCTGCATTAAAAACAGGCAACAACACACTTAACAGTGTTGTTGGCCGTGCAAAAGACGAAATCGTAGAAACGATATCGGATACAGGATTCGGCAAAGCACTTCGAGCTGTTAATTTATTAGCCGGAGCCATGCCTGACGAAATATCTTTTGTCGACGGCAACTGGGGATCAAACAACGATTTAGATTGGAGAGTAAGACTGAGTTTACCTGACAATTTTAAAGGAAGTCCTCTGATGCAACCACTACTGAATACGAACGGATTAATATGGCCGTATACTCCGCAGATATTAATACAACATTCTGCAAACTACACGCCTCTTACACCTGTGCATAGTAATTATCCTTTTCAGGTTTATTCCAACAGTCAAATTGACAGCTTTGCAATCACAGGAGACTTTGTGATAGAAAATGCACTTGAAGGAGAATACTGGTTAGGTGCAGTGCATTATCTAAGGAGTGTTACCAAAATGGCATACGGTGACACAAGTAATCAAGGTTCGCCTCCGCCCGTGGTAAGACTTAACGGGTATGGGGATTATGTTTTCAAAAACGTTCCTGTTGTTGTGAACATGTTCACAATCGATCTACCTACAGATGTTGATTATATTCAAGTAGGAATAGGAACAAATGGCAACTGGGTCCCTACAAGAAGTCAAATTTCAGTCACAGTTGTTCCTGCATACAGCAGAAAGAGTGTTGAAAAGTTCAGTTTGGATTCATTTATACGTGGTGATTACGTGATAAATGGCAAAGGATTTATTTAATGGCAAGATATCAGTCGGCATCTCCGTGGAATCAAACAGAAATAGTACAAGGTCAATATCTTGATGTGTTATCGATACGGCCTGTCCCTGCAGAATCTGATGATATTTTGTATACCATAGAAGAACAATACACATATCGTCCTGACCTATTGGCATACGATCTATACGGTGAGTTTAGATTGTGGTGGGTCTTTGCTCAAAGAAACATGAATGTCCTAAAAGATCCAATTTATGACATGGTTGCAGGCACGGAAATATACCTACCCAAGGGCGACAACTTATCTAAAATTTTAGGATTATAATATGGCCAACTTTAGTGCTCAAAATATTGTAGAACGTGCTAAACGTGTTGGACAACAAGTGCAAACATACGCCGAAGAAACTGCTCAAGATGTTAGAAACTTTGTGGAAGATACTGCAAACATCAGTGTGGAAGGTATAGAAAGTGCTGTCGAAGGAAAAGCTTCAGAAATTTTATCTGCAACAGTTGATCCCTTGTTGGATAAAGTCAACGGACTTCCCAAAGGTCTTGTTGATTACACAAGAAATGTGCTGTCAAATGTATACGGCGACTCAGGACTGCCTCCATTAAGAAATGTTTTAAGCTCATATGCAAGCTACAATTATATTTTTACTTTGGGTTGTCTTACAAATTTTGAAATAAACTATCCTGAAATAACCTACAGAAAAAGAGAACCGTCTGTGCAAATTTTAAGATCAGGCGGTGGTGCCGGGTCAAAAAAAGTTACAACTGAGTTTGAAAAACCTGGCAGAGTAGAATACTATATAGACGACATAGAAATACAGAGTTTGGTGGTCCCTAGTAAAAAAACAAGACACACAAATGCTACATTTTTAACTTTCAAAGTAACTGAACCTTACAGTATGGGGTTGTTTTTACAAACCCTAGACTTAGCCGCAATAAAAGCTGGACATAAGAACTACATCAAAGCACCATTTTTGCTCACACTGGAATTTCGGGGATGGGACGATCAAGGAAATCAACACTTTGCACCACAAAGCAGACGTCTATTTCCTTTGAAACTGGTCAATGTAACATTCAATGTAACTGATCAAGGAACAGAATATCTAGTAGAAGCTATTCCTTGGCACGAGTCAGGGTTTTCAGATGAAGTTCAAAAGACAAAAACAGACATCAGCTTGAAAGGAAGCACAGTTGCTGAGATATTACAGTCCGGTGGCAACAGTCTAGCAACAATTGTTAATGGTAGATTGCTAGAATTAGAACAAGCAGGTCAAGTTAGCACTGCTGATCAGTATGTGATACTGTTCCCCAAAGACGAAAATGTCAACCTACAAGCAATGACAGGTGATCAGGAAAGCAATGACGGAGCCACAGACCTGTCCAGCAAAGATCCAAATTCGGCAGGCATGCGAGAATTGTCCGAGGAACGTCGACAGGAAGTATACGAAAGTCTCACAGGTATACAAAACGGTGAAGTGCCTGCTGATTTTGATGCATATCTCAGTGATTTGCTGGGCATTGTGGTAAGACGCAGTAACATAGGTGAAGCAATCAGACAATATGCAGAAAAAGAAGAAAATATTTCAGATGTAGGCAGAGCAAAAATTGTAAAAAGTTTCTTGGATGGCGGCGAAGTTCCTTTTGGCAGACCTTCATTTTCCGAAGTTGAAGGACAACCTGGAGTTTTTGCTAGGGGAAATATCACAATCAGTGACGAAGGCAGAACTATTACATTCAAGTCAGGAACAAAAATACAAAATATTATCGAAGAAGTAATATTATTAAGTGAATATGGCAGACAGTTGAGCAAAGCAGAACCAGATGAAAACGGAATGATTCCTTGGTTTAAAATTGAAGTAGATGTTTACAATGTTTCTGATTCTGCTCAGATAAATTCAACAGGTGATTATCCAAAAGTATATGTCTACAAAGTTGTTCCTTACTTTGTAAATGAAATGCGGTTTAACAGTCCTACTAAACCCACTCCAGGGTTAAAAAACCTAAAACGACAGGCAATAAAAGAATACAATTACATATACACAGGAAAAAATCAAGATGTTTTAGAGTTTGACATCCAGATAGACACTGCATTTTTCCTAGCAATTTCTAACGACAGGGGCCAAGCCCACGCAGATGCCAAAAAAGTTACCAGTAACAGAATGGCAGCACAAGGCGAAGAACCCAAGTTTAAAACCAATTCCGGCAACACAGATAATAAATCAAGTTCTGGAAGCGCAGGTGTAGCTGATTCAAATCAAGTAGATAAGCCTTCTGAAGGGTCAGGCGGTGAAGAACATCCTGAAACACGTATTGCACGTGATTTCAATAATGCTATTGTAAACAGTCCTACAGATTTAGTTAACATGCAAATGACAATATGGGGCGATCCTTATTTTATAGCAGACAGCGGCATGGGAAATTACAATTCAAAACCAGTTCAGGGACTTATAAATCTCACAGAGGATGGTTCTATGAATTATCAAAGATCAGAAGTTGATGTGTTGGTAAATTTTAGAACTCCTATAGACATAGGTGACGACGGTTACATGGACTTTCCTGGACTTGGAACACAACCTGTGGGTGCATTTAGCGGTCTTTATCAAGTTATTTCTTGCACAAATAATTTTAGTGGAGGAAAATTTACACAAGACCTCACAATGATACGCAGAAGAAATCAGGAAGAAGATATCAAATCAACAGGAGTCAAAGGTGGCAACAAAGTTCTCCAAGAAGGTGGTCAAGAAGCATCTATTGTTGAAACAGAAGGTGTTCCGCCAGGCAGATCAGATTTTAACATACAAGATGTTGATCAGTCAGGTAGAATTAGAGGCGGTTTATAATGGATAACAGCACTGCAAGATCCAGTTCAACTCTAGATATAGGAGGCAATCCAGGACCATATCTTGCAATTGTGGTAAATCATCTACATGCAAAATTTATGGGAGCTCTAGAAGTTGAACTGTTAAAAACAAACAGTTCTGGTAACAGTTCAAGATCGGGCGATATAGTAGCTGTGAGTTACCTAAGTCCGTTTTACGGTGCCACACCTGCAAAAGATATGGGCAAAAACAATGAATATGCATATACCCAAAAATCTTATGGTTGGTGGATGGTTCCTCCTGACGTAGGAACCACAGTAATGGTTATTTTTGCAGAAGGTAATTCATCTAAAGGATACTGGATTGGTTGTGTTCAAGACGAGTATATGAATTTCATGTTACCTGGCATGGCTTCTACCTCATACAACACACAGGACAACAGTAAAAAGTTACCTGTAAGTGAGTATAATAAAAAGGTAGAGACTGCTAAAGGTCGAGATCCTACAAGATTTATAAAACCAGTTAGTCCTGATGCTGTTACATATTTAGAACAACAAGGTTTAATAGAAGATCATGTAAGAGGAACCACAACTTCAAGTGCCAGAAGAGAAGCACCTAGTCATGTATTTGGTGTATCCACACCAGGGCCTTATGACAGACGTCCAGGAGCTCCAAAAGGCAAATATGGTGAAATACAAGGACAAATAAACATAGCCTACAACAGACTGGGTGGTAGCACCTTTGTTATGGACGACGGCGATGCTTCCCTGCTAAGAAAAACTCCAGCAGGTGAAGGTCCACCCGAATATGTAAATGTTGAAGCCGGAGAAAAAGGCGGAGATCCTACACTGCCACACAATGAACTGGTGCGTCTAAGGACCAGAACCGGTCATCAAATTCTCATGCACAACACAGAAGATTTGATCTATATTGGAAATGCCAAAGGCACAACCTGGATCGAACTGACCAGCAACGGAAAAATTGATATCTATGCCAAAGACAGTGTGAGTTTACACACAGAGCAGGATTTAAATATCACAGCTGACAGAGACATAAACATGCATGCTGGTAGAGATTTTAATGTCAAAGCAAACAACAATGTTAATTTAGAAAGTGTTAAAAATTGGCAAATCTATGTCGGAGCAGATAATAAAATCACAACTGTGGGAAATATTGACATAAACAGTGGCGGCAACCATACAGAAACAGCCGCTAGAATTGACATGAACGGTCCTGTTGCACAACAAGCAGAACCTTTGGAAACGTTTGAGTTATCAGGAGAAACAGCAACAGCTTCAGAATCTCTACACAAACGTTTACCTCAACACGAACCGTGGCCACAACACGAAAATCTTAAACCTGAAAATTTCACGTTTGAAAAAACAGACGTAACAACAGCAGAACCGCCTGAAGAAGTTGACTTAACAGATGAAAGTTTAGTTGTGCCTGATACTTTTCGCAAATCAAAATAGGGTAAATACGGTATGAGTTCTATAGAAAAAAAATTATACAAAGAAATCACAGTTGCTAGCAACAAAAAATCTGAACTAGCAACAGCCCCTAAAACATATAGGGGATTCAGCACGGTCAACGAAGAATCTAACAGCTTTGTGTTGTATGATATAGAACTTATTAAACAAGACATCATAAATCACTTTCATATTCGTCAAGGCGAAAAACTTTCAAATCCAGAATTTGGAACTATAATTTGGGATGTCTTGTTCGATCCTCTAACAGAAAGACTCAAAGATGCTATTGTTAATAATGTAACAAAAATTATCAACTATGATCCTAGAGTTCAAGTCAACAATATAACAGTTGATTCCTATGAATCCGGTATTCTTATTGAGTGTAGTTTAGTTTATTTGCCCTATAATATTGCTGAGACAATGAAGTTAAAATTTGACGAAGAAGCTGGCATAGTAAACTAAAGAATTATATGCGCACATAATAGATTACGATAAATATTCGTATAGATAAGGATAGGTGAATGTCATCTACAGATAGACAAAATAGATTATTAGCCGCAGAAGATTGGAAAAGGGTATATCAGTCTTATAGAAACGCAGATTTTCAAAGTTACGATTTTGATAATTTGCGCAGGACTATGATCAATTATTTGCGAGAAAATTATCCAGAAGATTTTAATGATTATGTTGAAAGTTCTGAATATTTGGCATTGATTGATCTGATTGCATTCCTTGGTCAAAACATCGCCTTCCGTATAGATTTAAATGCAAGAGAAAACTATCTTGAACTTGCAGAGCGTCGTGAAAGTGTTCTGCGTTTAGCAAGATTACTTTCATATAATCCAAAACGAAATCTGCCAGCAAACGGTCTGTTTAAAATAGAAAGCATCAGCACCACAGAAGAAATTATTGACTCAAATAATATTAATCTTGAAAATCAAACAATTGTGTGGAACGACCCGTCAAACGAAGATTGGTACGAACAGTTTATCAAAGTGTTGAATGCGGCATTGCCTGTAAATGGCGTGTTCGGCCGTCCTGTAAAGTCAGACACAGTCGACGGAGTGCCCACAGAGCAATATAGATTTAACAGTTCAAATACAGGATTACCTGTATATGGATTTACAAAAACTGTGGACGGCAGCACAGTGAGATTCGAAATTGTTTCTACTGATGTTCAAAACAGTATAATACAGGAAGAGTCACCATTTCCTGGAAACAACTTTGCGTTTTTATACAGAGATGATGGCAGGGGACCTTCCAGCAGCAACAATGGATTTTTTAGCCATTTTAGACAAGGCCAATTGGATCAAGGCTCCTTTAATATTACTAATCCGTCTACCAATCAAGTAGTTGCAATTGATGCAACTAATGTTAACAACAACGATATATGGTTGTATAAGCTAGATAGTTTTGGAACAGAAGAAGAACAATGGAATAAAGTTGATGCTGTGGAAGGCAACAACATTATCTATAACAGCCTAGCAAAAAATATACGAAATATTTTCAGTGTTCTAACCAGAGTAGGAGATAGAATTTCTCTTATATTTTCGGACGGAGTATTCGGTAATTTACCCAAAGGTGCATTCAGAGTTTACTACAGAACAAGTGCAAACCAAAGAATAATTATATCACCAGATGACATGAGAGGAATAAGTGTTCAAATTCCATATATTTCTAAGTCTGGCAGATCTGAAACTGTAACAATTACCTATGAATTAAAATACACTGTGGACAATGCGTCTACATCAGAAACAAACGCAAGCATTAAAGCAAATGCTCCTGCAACATACTATACACAAAACAGACTGATAACAGCAGAAGATTATCAGATAGGTCCTTTAGGAATAAGCCAGGAAATTGTAAAGGCAAAAAGTGTAAACAGAACGTCTAGCGGTATCAGTAGATATTTTGATTTGATTGACGCAACAGGAAAATATTCTAAAACCAATCTGTATGGCAACGACGGAGTCATTTATAAAGAATATCTAGATCTCAAAACCAGTTTTAGTTTTACAACAAGAACCGATATCGAAGGTGCAATCATAAACACAATCGAACCTATCCTGGGTGACAAGATAGTTAGAAATTATTACTATGCCGAATTTCCTAAAGTTTTAGTAAGCGACCTAAATGCAAGTTGGAAACAACTTACAAGTGCAACAAACGAATCCACAGGCTTATTAGAAAACACAAATGAAATTGCACTGGAATTAGCTGAATTCACTGGTTCACGACTATCATTGGTCCGAGCCGGATCCTTATTAAAATTTGAAGCACCTGCAGGATTTCATTTTATGCCTGACGGAACTTTAATGGCTGGATCAGCAGACCATCCTGGTGCAACAACATATAAATGGGTAAAAGTTGTAAACATAGCTGCCGATGGCACTGCAACACAAACAGACGGATCAGGACCTGTGGTGTTCAATGATATCATACCTACAGGAGCAGTATTGGTAGAAATCATACCGGAACTAGCCAATTCGATAGAATCAGATATTGAAACACAGATTATTAATCAAATTTTTTCGTATAGAACTTTTGGACTGCGATTTGACAGAGATCAAGGCCAGTGGAGAATTATTACAGAAAACAATCTAGATGTAACCAGTGCGTTTTCTACAGGAAAAACGGGAGATTTAACAAATCAAAGTCTTGATGCAAGCTGGTTGTTGCTGTTTGAAACTGATGGAGAAAAATACACCATCACATATAGAGCTATGAGATATGTGTTTGAATCTGATCAAGAAATTAGATTTTACTATGATTCGTCTGATAAAATCTACAATAACCTTACAGGTAAGATTGTAAAAGACAAAATATCCATACTGAATATTAATCAACAAGATCCTACTGCGGATACTTCGCCTTTCACTGTAGATTTTGATTGGGAAATTGTTGAAGAATATCGAGATGCTGAAGGATATGTAGACAGCAAAAAAATTCAAGTCAGCTTTTTTGACGACGATGACGACGGAGTAGTTGACAATCCTGATATTTTTGCTAATGTGGTGAATGAAACTGTTAATCCTACAGAAAAATATATTTTCCAAGAAAAAATCACTACCACTGACGGGGTAGAAGACTTTGTGTATGTTGATAAAAATGATATCAGCGTGATAGTTTTATCTTCAAAAAATGCTTTGGCACCATTGAGCACCTACAACAACGGACAACTTTTTTATTACATAGAAGAAGACATATTTGAAACACTAGATTCTTCGACTGCTAGACTTACACTTACTGATTCTTACCGTGCAAGAATTGGCAGAGACAATATAAAGTTTCAATATATTCACGCTGCAGATCAAAGCAGTAGAATTGATCCTAGTGCAAGCAATATTATTGATGTATTTTTATTGACTAGGGAATATGATACTCAATTTAGATTGTGGCTGGATGGAGAAGTCAACACAAAACCTTTGCCTCCTAGCAGTGACAGTTTGTTTAACAGTTATGGAAGCTCATTAAATCAAATAAAATCTTTGAGCGACGAAATAATTTATCATCCTGTAAAATACAAAATTCTGTTTGGAGAGAAGGCTCCTCTAGACTTGCAAGCAACTTTCAAAGTTGTTAAAAATAGCGAAAATGTTGTGAATGATAACGATGTAAAGTCTAGAGTGATAACTGCAATCAACCAGTATTTTGCTTTGGAAAATTGGGAGTTTGGCGAAAGATTTTACTTCAGTGAATTGGCATCCTACATTATGAACCAGTTAACTCCTGACATTGTGACATTTGTTATTGTGCCCGATCAAGAAACACAAAGCTTTGGCAGTTTATACGAAATTAAATCAGAAAGTGATGAAATATTCATCAGCGGAGCAACTGTAGATAATGTAGAAATTATTGATGCAATCACAGCATCTAGACTAAATGCTACAGGTATAGTAAACACTTCAAGCACTACGGCAAACGTAGGCATAACGTCTTCTAGTTCTAGTAGTTCGTCTTCTAGCGGATCATCAAGCGGAGGCTTTAGTTATTAATGTCATACAATAAAGATCAAAACGAGTTTCCACTTCCAGCAGGCAAACCTGTGCAAAGAAAGAGTGAACAACATTTGCCGAGATTTTTTAGATCCCAGGCAAACAGTAAGTTTTTATCTAGCACTTTAGATCAGTTATTGCAACCGGGTGTTGCAGAAAAACTCAATGGTTACATAGGAAGAAAAACTGCAAATGCGTTTTCTTCTGAAGACAACTACATAGACGCAGTGTCTAAACAGCGAGCTGATTATCAACTAGAGCCAGCATCAGTAATCAAAGACGATCTCGGGAACGTCAATTTTTACAAAGATTATAATGATTTTATTAACCAGATACAAAGTTATCAAGGAGATGTTGATAACCACAGTAGGTTAAATTCTCAGGAATATTATGCATGGGATCCGCAAATCAGTTGGGATAAATTTGCCAATTTCCGTGAATATTATTGGTTGCCAACCGGACCTCAAAGTGTTCCTGTATTTGGACAAACACAGGAAATAACAAGCACGTATACTGTGCAGATAGCAGACAATGTTGATAATTATGCATACCTGTTAACTCCTGACGGCCTTACACAAAATGCCAGCATTAAATTATATAGAGGTATTACCTATAAATTTGATATCAATACTCCAGGACTTCCTTTCAGCATAAAAACAAAAAGAACGTTAGACAGCGAATTTTTAGTAGAAGGAATTGACCAAGGAGTAGAAGAAGGAGTAATTGAATTTACACCTGGTCCAGATACACCAGATACTTTATATTATGTGGCAGATAATGCAGTGATTGCAGGCGGCCTCATCAAAATCGCAAATCTAGAAGAAGCTACTTTTATTGATGTAGAGTCTGAAATTATAGGAAAGAAAAACTACACAACCAGTGCAGGATGGAGCTTTTCTAATGGATTAAAAGTATATTTTCAAGGTGACGTAACACCTGCAAAATACGCAGAAGGCGCTTGGTATGTAGAAGGTGTAGGCGACGCTATAAAGCTGATTGCTGAGACCGATCTAGAAGTTCCTACAGCATTTACACAAGATATAGATGTTGAGTTTGATGCACAAGGATTTGATAGATTACCGTTTGACGAAGCAATAGGTTATCCTGCTACCAAAGATTATATCGTTATAAACAGAGCCAGCATTGACGGAAACTTGTGGAGTAGATATAATAGATGGTTCCATAGAAGCGTTATAGAAACCAGTGCTGAAATAAATGATCAACCAACCAATGTAGATCAATCTGCTAGGGCAACAAGACCTATTATTGAATTTAAAGATGGATTAAAACTTTATCAATTTGGAACAAAAACAAAATCGAGTGTCGATCTAATAGACGATTTTACCGTAGATGTCTTTAGCGAAATTGAAGGCAGCCAAGGTTATAACATTGACGGCGTAGATCTAGTTGAAGGTATGAGAATACTTTTTACAGCAGACACTGATATACTGGTTAAGAATAGAATTTTTCTAGTTAATTTCATAAATTTTGCCAGTGGTGGTGCATCTAATAGACAGATACACCTGGTTGAAACAGATGACAGTTTGCCTGTAGAAAATGAAACAGTGCTTGTGAAAAACGGCACCGAATACAAAGGAAAAATGTTCTACTATAACGGCACTGTTTGGAATCTTGCACAAGACAAGTCGACTACTAACCAAGCACCACTTTTTGATTTGTTTGACTCTGCGGGTAATAGTTTTGCAGATAGTTCTGTATATGAAGCTACAGATTTCTCAGGTAACAAATTGTTTAGTTACAAACAAGGCACAGGAACAGCAGACAGTGAACTTGGCTTTGCTTTAAGCTACCGTAGTATTGAAAACGTTGGTGACATAAATTTCAATTTTAACTTGATAAACGAACAGTTTTCGTATCAACAGGACAACGAAATATTAACAAAAAACACAGATAATGGATTTATTAGACGATACACCGACATATCTACATTTACATCTACATCTGGTTGGACAAAGGCAAAGACAGATAGCCAACAACCTGTTATTAGGCAGTATGTATTTGATAATACATCTACAACGTTTGCTATTGATGTATATGACAACAGTGGTCTTTTATCAGATCTTTGGACACGAGTTTATCTAAACAATGAATTACAATTTGAAAATCAAGATTATGTAATAGAAAACAGCGTAACAAATATTGCACAGGTAAGATTCTTAAATGATCTTTCAATAAACGATGTTGTTTTGATCAAAACAAAAAGTTCAGCAGACAAAAACTCAAACGGATATTATGAAATTTCTAATAATTTTGAAAGAAATCCGCTTAATGAAAATATTAATGAATTTACTCTAGGCGAAATTAATGATCATGTTTCTTCTATAGTAGAAAACCTTGACGAGTTTACAGGAACATTTCCAGGCGTAGGCAATCTGCGAGATTTATCTGAATGTTGCAAATATGGTCGCCGATTTGTTAAACACAGTGCTCCTGCTAATTTTGCAGTTTACCACATAACTGACAAAGATGCAAATATGGTAAAAGCCATAAAATATGCAAGACGAGAATACGGTAAATTCAAGCGAGTCTTTCTGCAAACAGCCAACTCACTCGGTTATGAAGGACCAGTAAAAACACATGTTGACAAAATATTTGCAGAAATCAATAAAGATAAAAATTCAAATATGCCGTTCTATTTTTCAGACATGGTGCCAACTGGAGCTGCAAAAGTAAATCGTTACACAGTAGAAGATGATCAGGAACAATTCTTTGCTCTTTCAGAAGTATTTGATATTTCAGAACCCAGCAATAAAGCTGTGGAAGTATACCTTAATGAATCACAACTTGTTTATAATAAGGATTACACATTTAACGACGACGGCTTTTGTGTTATTTCGGCAGATTTACAAAGAAACGACAGCATAGTAATATACGAATACGAAAGCACCAACGGGTCTTTTGTTCCACCTACTCCTACAAAATTAGGAATATACCCCAAATTCGAACCTGCTATATTTACGGATAATACTTACCAAACACCAACTACCGTTATCCAAGGGCACGATGGTAGTGTGATGATAGGTTACAATGATTTTAGAGATAATCTTCTTTTAGAATTAGAACTTAGAATTTACAACAATCTAAAAACAAGTTATGATACTGATTTATTTGACATACACGATTATGTAAACACTGATGACAGGGACACTGGATTTGACAGAAACACAATTGAAAAGCCCATGCTTTCAGATTTCATTCAGTGGTCCAAACTTGTTGACGAAGATTATACAGTAAACGACTTCTTTAGTAGAGATAACAGCTTTACATGGAACTATAGTTCTATGACATCACCTAACGGAAATCCATTACCAGGTTTTTGGAGAGCAGTTTATAAAGATGCATTTGATACTGATCGTCCTCATACACATCCTTGGGAAATGTTAGGATTTTCTATTAAACCTACTTGGTGGGAAGATCAATACGGACCTGCACCTTACACCAGAGACAATTTAATTTTATGGGAAGACCTTGAAAAAGGGATCATTCGCGAACCCGGCAAAAAATTTGTTGTAAACAAAAACTATATTAGAACTGGATTAACAGGTCACATTCCTGTGGACAGTAATGGTAATTTATTAAGCCCTTCCGAAAGCGGATATGCAAAAAACTTCAATACTGTGGGAATTAACAGATCTTATGTTTTTGGCGATCAAGCACCAGTCGAAACGGCATGGCGTCGTAGCTCAGAATATCCGTTTGCACTTATTACTAGTTGGTTAATTAATCAGCCTCATACAGTTCTAAGCACAGGTTTTGATAGAATAAGACAGATCAGGAACATTGACGAAAACATCATTTATTCTACTACAGGAAAACAAATCACTGCAAAAGATATTGTTTTTCCTACAGCTCCATCAGATACTGCTCAGGTATACACCAGCGGACTAATAAACTATGTAGCAGATTATTTTGCATCTAATGTAGCAACACCATTTGAAGACTACAAAGAAAAATTCACAAAGATACAAAATCAAATTGGTGCAAAAATTGGCGGGTTTACTGACAAAAACAAATTTAGACTGATCTTGGATTCTAGAACTCCTTTGAACGAAGGTAACGTATTTGTTCCTGATGAAAATTATAATATTATCCTAAACACTAGTTCTCCGATTGAAACAGTGAGCTACAGTGGAGTAATAATAGAAAAAAGACCAAGCGGTTTTATAGTAAGAGGATATGACAATGTGAATCCTACATTTTATTACAATGAAGTAATAGAATTAGACAACGATCCTCTAATCAATGTAGGTGGAATTTCAGAAAATTTTCTTATCTGGGACTCTAACAGATTGTATGTAGTTGGATCAAATGTTGAATATGAAGGAAACTATTACAGAGTAACTGAACAACACACCAGCGGTCCGTCTTTTGCCAATGCAAAATTCGCCAAATTACCTGCTTTGCCTTTGGTAGGAGGCAGAAGTGTATTCTTTAGGAAAAAATATAGAAATACAACAAGCGAAATTCCTTACGGAACTGAATTTGAAACTATACAACAAGTAGTAGATTTCATGTTAGGATACGAAAATTATCTTAAAAACAAAGGTTTTGTATTTGATTATTACGACCAAGACAATCAGGTAGTTGCAGACTGGAAAACTTCTGCAAAAGAATTTATGTTTTGGACATTGCAGAACTGGGGCACCGGCAGTGTTATCACATTAAGTCCAGCAGCCTTCCAACTTAAATTCCAAACAGAATACGCAGTAGTAGATAATATTTTTGATAGTTTTTATGGCTATACATTATTAAAAGCTGATGGTAAAAAACTAGTAGAAGAATTTACAAGTCTTGGTAGACAAAACCCCAATGAGTTTATTTTAAAACCTAAGAACACAGCAGACGGTATTTTTGCTGTAAAACTTCCGTTGGTTCAGAAAGAACATGTAATAATTTTAGATAACAGAACAGAGTTTGGAGATATTATATATGACCGAGCTCCTGGCTATAGACAGGAAAGAATTAGAGTATTAGGATACAGAACTGTAGACTGGGACGGCAGTATTAATATTCCAGGATTTTTATATGATGATGCAAAAACCACGGAATGGGAACAGTGGAAAGATTACTCTATTGGTGACGTTGTAAAGTATAAAGAATTTTTCTACAGTGCAAACTCCAAGGTTCCTGGTTCATCTACATTTGACAGCAATCTTTGGAATAGATTGCCTGAAAAACCTCAATCTGGATTATTAACAAACTTCGAGTATAAAACCAATCAGTTTGCTGATTTTTATGATTTAGACAGCGACAATTTTGATGTAGAACAACAAAAATTTGCACAACATCTAATAGGATATCAAAATAGAAAATATCTAGAAAATATCATTAACGATGATGTGTCGCAATATAAATTCTATCAAGGATTTATTCAAGACAAAGGCACTCGTAATGCTTTAACTAAATTGTTTGATGCATTGAGCAGTGCAGACAAAGACAGTTTAGATTTTTACGAAGAATGGGCTATAAAAGCTGGACAATACGGCGCAGCCGACGGCTTTGACGAAGTAGAATATCTTTTAGATGAAACACAGTTTAGATTGTCGCCTCAACCAATTGAATTGGTTCAAAGAAAAGATCCTCTAGCAACTGACCTTGTTTATCGTATTGAGCCGTATGAAGTTTATGTTAAGCCTGAAAATTATGACCATACTCCGTTTCCTAGTGTGTTTGTGAATAACGGATTTACCAAAGATAGCGGATATGTAAATGCAGAAGATGTTGCACAAACAGTATCAAACTATGATGATATACTGAATTTGAACATTGACACGCTTGACAGAAATGCGTATGTGTGGGCTGGCAATGTAGAACTATCATGGAATATTTACAAGCACATTGACACTGAGTTTC